CCCTACAGCGAAGAGGATGAGAACAAAGATGAGGATTAAGTAAGCACCATACATGTGTTACATCCAGCTACACCTATTATAGAGGTATGTAGGAGAAAATAGTGTAACAATTAGCTACGATTTGTGTCCTTGTCTTGATTTTTAAACTTGCCCTCGTATACCTTAGTCCACGGAGCGTAGAGAGGGAGAGGATAGTTCTTCTGTCCCTCTGCTAGTTTCTTATACCAATCAGCATCATATTTTGCCATGTCAACAATTCCATGCACGTAACGACTTGTTAATTCTTGAATCTGGATCGCGAGCAGTCTTCTTAGAAGTTAGCTTCGCTTTCATTCCTTTCATTCTAGCGCAGAACGATTTCCTACGGGGGTTTCCAACCTTCTTGCTTGGTGCCTTAAGGTCTGATCCAGGATTCTCTCTTTCGTAAGACTTGCGTCCCTTTTCGTTGAGTCCTCCTTTTTTGTTCTGTCCTTCTTTTCTGCTCCAGGCTGCTTCATTGAGTTCCTGCCTGAGATCTTTAAACGACTTCATATTTAGTCTCCTTAGTTATCTAAGAGAATAAGATTGAATGTTGAACTGATTTGAGTTCCAGCACCATTGAATGCCTGAACCTCAATGTCCACTTTCTCGTTAAACTTTAGTGGAATAGAATAGTTCTTTACATGAAAACCACCTGATACTGACATAGTATCTGATGTTGTCATCACAAATCCATTAACTGGTAATCTGGTTCTCAAGAAAGCAGATGTTGCTGTATTGTAATCTGCTGCTCCAATAGTCCACTGTGTTAGATATGCTGTCTTACCAGCAGGCACTGTATACAAAGCTAGCATAGTTTGACCGAAACCAATATAGTTAATTCCAGTTCCATCACCACCAATTTGTGCTAGGACTGTGCCTGCTCCTGATGCTGCGGTGCTGATAACAACATCACCTCTATTGTATCCATCAGAACCAGCATCAGTAATAAATGCTCTGTAAACTCTCAAGAATGTTTGTGTAGAAGCAGCACCATTAACTGTAACTTCTTCCTGAACCAAATTGTAATCAGTATCCAGTCCTTGAACTGTTATTTTTCTAGCTCCAGTTCCAGTCAATCCATCGTTGGCATCAGCAGAATAAACATAAACTGCTGCAGCGGATGTTAGATATTGGTAGATACCACCACGATCCCAAATAGTTTCAATACTTGTAGCGACACTTGGATTTCTACCGAACTTCTCCACATAGGAAGTTCCACGAACTTTGCCTCTTGCTAGATTGAGAGCAAAGTTTTCTCCCCAGATATAATTGTTGAATGACATTATCCTACTACAGTAACGGGGGAAGCATAGACATATCCAGTGCCAGCAGTTTGGTTTGGAGCAAGTCTCAACTGAATTGTTTCGCCACCAGATAGAGGTTGATCTAGATAAGTTGGAACATTGGGATCGTCATAGTCAGTAGAAGTGGGGTCTTTTCTGATGTAGACAGTCTCGCCAGCGGCAATAATAATATCGTGATAGTTAAAGGTCTCTACATTATTTTGTTGGAAAACACTGAATGGTTCTCCAGTGGCAGGATTAAGAGCCTGAACTACAACTACTCTGGCACAAACAGGTTTGTCTGATGCATTGTCAATTTTAACAATGCTTGCTCGGAGAATTTCTTTACCATTCAACATACCTCCTCCAGTGCCAGAAGGATATGCTGCATCAATATCTGTAGCAGAATCCAACGATGTAATTTTACCGATTGGTGTGACTAGCATTACTCTCCTGACTCTTCACTCTTATTTATCTGCTTCAGCATTTTCTGTAGGTCTGCTGTGCTACCAACAAATAGATTGTTCGTGGTGTTGTTGGTCTCCCTCTTAGTGGGTGCCTCAAGGTTCTTCATCTTCTGCTGAAGATCGATGAGTTTATCAGTGGCGTCTGCTACCTGCTTCATGGCGTTCACAGCGACTTCATACGCTCTGGGGTGCCCAGACTCCTGTGCTACCTCTAACGCCCCGTCTAGCGCCTCCTGACCCTTGCTGAGCAATGAGTATAATTGACCACGGGTAAACTCGTAGTCTTTTGTCTGATCGTCCTTCTCTTCCTTAGGAGGTTTAGGTTTTGATGGTTCAATGTCAGTCGATTCAACTTCGATATCGAAAATGTCTTCCATGTTATCTTCAAACTTGCTCATAGTAGTTCAATGCCTTCATTAAATCCAAAGTCGTCAGTAGATACCAGCAGTGCGTCATCAGCAGCATCGATAACGCCATCGTTGTTCTTGTCTTCGAGTGCCTTAGGTGTATAGGTAACCTTGGTAGTTCTTTGTGGAACAGCAGCGTTGATACCTTCGTATACAATTGCTTTCTTGATGACGCTCGATTGATCAAATGGACCGTAGATGTAAGACTTGCAAGTAAAAGTTAGAGTCCAAGTAATGTATCTACGTTCGAGGAAAGTGTCATCCCATGCATCATCATACTGAACACTGTTCAATACAATAGCAATATCTTTCTTCTCATTCATGTCAGGGATCATGTTGAGAGTGATATTGAATGCAGGTTGAAAGTATGGTAGAATCTGTTCAAGAATCTGCAGACCATCATCTTGAGACTTGGCAATGATACCAAGTTCAAACTCAATGTTGTATGGCACAGGAACATACTGTTCCTTTACTTCGGTGCCATCATCCTGAATAATAGTTCTATACTTTTGGACAGGTGATGTTTTGCGTTGGGCATCATACCCAATACCAGTCATCTCAAAATAGAGACGTGGCAAAGTAATAGCAATCTTTCTGTTAACATCAGGGTTCTGTTCTAGGCGAGTCAAGAACTTTGCCTTTGGACCATACGCCAAAGGAACTTTCTCTTCTTCCAATACAGAATTATCAGAAGGATCAACCTTCTTCAAAGTAATATTATTGAATAGGGTTCCAAACCCAATAATATTTCTACGAATGATTTCGTTATAAAAATGTGACCCTAACATTAGATGCTACCTGTAAAATTGCCTGCTTCACCGAACGGATTACCCTCAGTCCAATCAATAATATTGTCAGCGGCATCTTCGATCTCTCGATTTTGATCATACTCGCTGTTGGTATTATTTAGAGTGTCGTAAGACTCAGGACTCCACTTGGCACCTGACGTTAAACCAGTTATGGTCTCTGCAGTTGTGAAGGTTCCTGTTCTATTAAGGATCTCAAGTTTTCTTGTGGCGGAATCCCAGGACTTGACTTCTGCTCGGTTATCTTTAGGTGAGTAGTCAATAGTAACAGTAGGAGCAGTTGTATACCCACTACCCCCACTAGTGATAGTGATATCAGTAACAAGACCAGTCGAACTAACCGTTGCAGTGGCTGTTGCTCCATTTCCTCCGCCTCCTGAAATAGTGACCGTAGGTGGTAATGATTGACTGTAATGTGATCCAGAGTCTGTAATAGTGATGCTATCGACAGCATCGCCATCTGTAGTTCCAGTTGCCTTAGCAAGGAACTCATCACCTACAACTTCTTCCCCAACAGTAAAGTCTCCAACACCACCAGGATCCATGAACATGAGGATAGCAGGAGACATGATAGTTTCAAGAACATCGATCTCCTCAACACCTGTGGAGATGTCGTCACTGCCATACTCATAGATCTCAGCAGTCATGGTGTAGAAATAGATCTTACCCAACTGGTAGAATGGATCTTCTCTTTCTACAAACTTGATCTCGTAGATATCTTGTGTGAGAGGGAAGTAGAGTAGGTCTCCCTCATTAGGACGAGTAGGAACAGTCAAAGTGTAACCATCTGCTGCTTCTTCCCACCTACGTTGAGACACAACAAAACGAACCTCGTCGGTAATACGAAGTCCGAACTTGCTAATGAATTCTGATGGTGACCCGAAACCTTCTACGTTCTGTAGAAGCATCTCTACCTGAAACTGACTCTCAAACTTATTGTAGATGACATCATCTAAGACCCCATCAGTAATGAGAGTTCTTGGCAAGTAGTAGATATCTGTGCCGAACAGTTTGATCTGCTCATCCACAAGATCCTGGACGAGACCTTGCTCGCCAGTCGTGCCGCCGTAGTATGTTGGAAAATAGGGTGATGTTGGCATCTTATCCGATCATGTCCATGGGTGGGAGTGAGTAATCTGTCATCATTCTTGACTCTAGTTCCTTCACTTCATTGTTACCATCTTCCCAGATCTGACGACCATTGAGAGTGACACCACCAGGAAGTTGAACTGCGTTATACTTGATTAGGTTCTGTCCCCACTGTCTCTTCAACAGAGCAGTAG